GGGAGGTTCAAGTTTAGTCAGTCCTCTAAGTTCTTCTTGTGTTATATTTTTCGTTTCAATGACCCCTGCTTTGGGTTGTCTCAGGGACATATACATAACTTTAATCCATTCTAGCATTGTATTCCACCAATAATAATTGCTTAATTGAATCTACATCTGTGGTTTCGGACATTATTTTTTCAAGGACTTGATTATCCTCAAGACCATCTCCCCAAAATTTAACATACGTTCCATCAGAATAACCATGTTCTTGACGGAAAATATTTAGAACCAATTTTCCCATGTATAATTTATAAAGTTCGTCAAACGTAATACCAGCTACTGTTGTAAGTTCAAGAAGTTCATACATACACGATAAAAGATTGACTCTTCCCTGCGAAGCCTCATACACAAATCGAATCGTTCTCTCCTGTACGAGCTGAGTATCCCATTCCATATCCCTTCGAAATCCTGAAAATTTAGAAAACATAGAGACAAAGAACTCGAGTTTATTCTGGTATCGACCCGCCCCCGAAATTGTCATGGAGGGTGTATGATTGATATTAAGAATAAGTAATGAGAAAAAGAAAAACCAAAGATCAATAATTTCTATTTTAGATTGAGGGATATCAACTTCTTGTTTTTTCCACCACTTGAATGCTGTATGGTCTAAGAGTTCCCCAGACTCAACAATCATAGCCCTTTTAAAATCTTCGGAAGTCCTATCATCTTTCCATGTAGGATTAATAATAGTATTTAATCTATCTTGTTCTTTTAATAAATCAAATATGTGTTCTTTCATTATAATCACCAATGGTTTGTATTAATTTTCTAGTCCAGTTGTCGCGATGTTCAACAAAAACTTGAGGTCTTGCATTATCCACGGCAATTAATATTACAAGTTTTGTAATAGGTATACCAGTTCGTTCTTCCCACATAATAGCGTATGCTGCACATTGCATAAAATATGACGAAATCCATTCCTTCTTTTTTGGTTTCCTTGATGTTTTGAAATCAATCACACTTAATTCGGAATCATATTTACCTATGCAATCAACCCTACCAGCAAGACCGAGATGATCCGAATATAATGCACATTCCTGAAGATAGATTTCATTAATATTTTTTAATTCAATTTTAATATCCTCAAACGATTGAATCACATGAGGAAGATAACCAGAAGCATAATCGGGAGTATTATCGAGGTATTTTTCGATAATTTCATGGACTGCAGTTCCCCTTTTACTTGCTCTTTTAGAAATCTTGTCAGCTTCCCTGCGTCCAATTTTATCTCTCCATTTTTTAATTCCTTCTTCAGAAAGGATAGATAAAACTGTCGTAACCGACGGATATTCATTCCCAAGAGGCGTGATATATTTTCGACCAGATGCTCTAGTTTCACATTTAAGATCATCATATTCAAGGAACTTTCGAGGCGAATGAGCAAACATTACTTATCTCCGTTCCACCCAATCACATATTCGTATTTCTCAAGATCCCAGATAAGTCTTTTGTATCGAGTCATTCCCTCATCTTGGGGTTTAGGCATTTTAACCCAACTCGTATTAAAATTTCTGTATCTAACTTTAATATCTTTACCCATGTTCCATGCTCTATCTAAAACTTCTTTAGTCATAATATCACCTCTCTCAAAAAAACCATCTATAAATTGCAAAAGAATCAATAACAAAATAAGCAACATTCATCCACATCAAAGGATATTCACGTATTTTATATGCGTAAATAAACCACAGTATAGAAGATACCGCAAACAATGCAAATGCATATGGGGAAATACCTATATTTGCCGATAATAATATTGCGGCAGTGATACCCAGAATCGTTCCCCAATCATCAATTCCAAGTTTTAAAATAAATGTTTTCATTCTATAAGAAATCATTAATCTTCCCCAGTTAACGCTTCCCACGAAATAGGAAATAACGCCCCAAGTATTCTGTTCCATTCGAATGCAAGATCCCGTATCTCAGATTGAGCTGTAGAACTTTTCCTGAGATTATATGCTCGAGCCCAAGCATATAAAGACCCCGTTACATAATATTCAGTCATCATAGACTGCGGAAGAACCATACGTGCTTGTTCTGGGCATACCCCAGACTCAATCATCTCCGTATATAATCTAGTAGATTTAATAACATGAGTCATATATGCTTCTTCAAGTGTAGGAGAAGTTAAACCGTCGAACAACGGCTCTTTAAAATTGGTCACAAAATCCGTATCAGAAGAACCCTGCTTAACCTTCTCGGGTCGTGATCTCCAATTCTCGGGTACATGAAAATCTGGTGGATCAGAAACATATCTTCTCGATACTTCATTGTATGTAAATCCGACAACATGCTTGAATCTTTGTCGTGCAACGAAGATCGGCACCTTCTCACGAAGAGTTACCATTGCATGTGTGAATGGGGTGAAATGATTATGCTTAGCTAGGTATTTGATTAACTTCTTGTCGGGATCGTTTAGATTGGGTATAAATGCGTATAATGTACATTCACCATTTTCGTCTGTGTGATCTACACATTCATCAACCCCAACACCATCCGATGTCTTATTGAATGATACGCGAGCAGCATTAACCACCGAAATATCATCACCCATATTATCTATAAATTCAACTTTCATTTAGTATCCCTCGCTTCATTATATAATGCAATGTAATAATTATATTTTATTCTCGCCTCAAACATTTTAATGCACTTATCCCTCCATTGAATTAATGTTCCCTGTGGAAGAATTAAATTTATCTTATCTGCTCCGTTATATACTGATAGTGGCATATAGATTGGAGCTCTCTTATCAAAAAATCCATATTTACCATTTCCATCTTGAAGGATTTTATTTTCTACTAATCCTGCTCGAACTATTTCAATTTTCCAATGATCGGATTGGGCAAAAATACTCATAACCCCGTCCCATAGAAAATAAAACAGAAAAGAAGACCCCAATAAAGAATACCTAATATAATTAACTTTATTGGGATATTTTTCATTTTACGGCAGGGATATATTTAGGTATCCCTTTCAATTGAGCCTCGGGGTCGAAGTTTTCTGGACCACCATCCAAGAAAAATGAATCGTATGTATTAACCGGTTTCACTTTTTTAGGATACGGAATACATATCACTTCTGCATTGGCATCATATTCTCCGGGTGATGTTTGCATACAAAATTGAAGTATTTTTGTTTTAGTATTATATACCCAACCATGTGAAGATCCCTCTTCTTTAGTAGCTACTTGATCTTCCTTGACCACATCATCAGCTGTAATAATACCACCATAAACTATTAGGCAGACTGCTACAACGATCATCATTTCTACACTATATTCTTTCATTTCAATTCCTCATTTTATCTTTCAAATTTTTATATGCAATATATCCCCAAAACAAATAGAACACATCATCATCCATCCAAACTTCTTTTTTCATAATGTAAAACTCTCCCCACATCCACACGAATTTTTTTCTGGTATAGTCACCCTAAATGTCGGATTAATCCACGCTGGAGATCCACCGCTATAATCAATCGTAGACTCATTACCCATGATGTTGAGAGTGAATTTATCTATAACAAACATATTTGGGCAATTATGACAGTCTTCCTCCTGTTCCATCGCAGCTGCACAATACGATCCATCCTCACACGACCTCCACATTACAACGTCTTTCTTTGCATCATATGACTCTGTGAGTTCCCATTCACCTTTGAGACCAGAACAACCACCAGAATTCAAGGAATATCTGATGATACCTCCTATTTCAGAGAATTGTTTTTTTGCCGAATCAGTTATATTCATTGATAACTTCTGTTATCTTTTCCATTTCAGGATCGGTAAATACCTTATTACCCACCGTCTCTGGCAATATTAATAATAAAATTACTACAGTTAAAAACGTTACTAATATTGCTAATCTTAATACATATTTCATTGCTTATACCTCTGGTTTCTTTGGCCATATTGGATTTTCGGCACATTGTCCTGTTGCTAATTCTTCTTGATAAATTTCTTCTGGAAAGTCACGAAGATCTTGTCTGTACTTATCCCACGCATCAAGTTCAGACACCGAGAGATTAACATTCGGTTCTTGAGTCCATTCAGATTCCATTAATAAAGCAGCAACCTTACCTTTAATGTCTTCGCTTATATAAAAATCACTCATCTTAATACCTCTAACTCTATTATAGTATATTTTTAAGTATTTGTAAAATATTTTGTTAAATGAGATTTTCTAACTTTAACCATAATCCATTTATTGTAGTATTTATCCGATTCGAGAACTTTTCTATCAAATTGATATTTTGCTTCGAAATAAGAACATTCGGATTTAGTCTTACAGAGTTTAAGAATAACCCTTTCGAAATTATCCCTACCCACATCAACAATATCCTCGAGTAATAGCTCCGATGAACCATAATAATCCTTCCAATCGGATTCAACAATCTTTTTCTTTCTTTTAAGGTTTTTCTGAAATGTCTTTTTCCTCCAGAAAAACTTCTTACCTATATATTTTTTACCATTATTTAAATTAGTTATCTCATAAACAAATCCATAAAGTTTTTTAGGATCTAAATCCTTTGGTGTATATTCCTTTCCCCTGTATATCCATGTCATATATATTATTCATAGCCTTAAATAAATATATATAATAATCAGTAAACATCATTCCAAGATCCTTTAAGTCCACCCACTTCATATTCTGTTACACGATTTTCAAAGAAATTTGTATGATCCGGAGCATTAAGAACCCAATCAAGCCATGGAAGTGGGTTATCCTTCACCTTGAAATTAGTTTTTAATCCGAGCTGAAGGAGTCTTCGATCTGCAATGTACCTAATATATTTTTTAACTTCTTTTTTCGAAAGGTTATCAATTCCAGAATTATCACCATACGCGAGGTCAATAAATTTGTCTTCGAGGTCTACAGTTTTTCGAAGCATTGAATATATTTCTTTTTTAAATTCATCTGTTATAACTCTCGGGTGTTCAGCACAAAATTCCCTAAATAACTGAGACATACCATCAACATGCATAGATTCATCACGAATAGACCATTCCACGACCTTACACATCCCCTTCATTTTACCAGAGCGTTGAAAATTTAATAGCATTACAAATGATGCAAATAAAGAAATGCCCTCGGAGAATACAGATTTAGCTATAGCAACTGCCAAATTAGAATAATTAGATGTATCATTATCCCTCATAAAGTTTACTTTATTTTCCATCTCTTTATATTCGAGGAAAGCATGGAACTCAGACTCAGGAAGTCCAAGGGTATCATTTAATAATGCATACGCTCTTTGATGAACACCCTCTCTTGAAGCAAATGAACCAAGCATATTACGAATTTCATTATTCTTTAACTTTGGTATAAAATATTCATAATAGTTCTGCCCCACCGCAACATCAGATTGTGTAAATAATCGCAGAACCTGCATAACAAATTCTTTTTCTGAAGGATTTAATACATTCTTTTTCCAATCGGATACATCATCTGATAAATCAATCTCCTCTTCAATCCAATGCGATTGCTCATGTTTCTTTGTTAATTCAACAGCCCAAGGATATCTAAATGGTTTATAAGTTTCGGATGGTGTGATCATCGTAACTTTTTTCTCAAAAAGAAATAACTCCTTAGACTTCATTAGGGTATCGTAATTACCTAGATACTTACCATCTATAACAATTTGCGGTACAGTTCTTTGCCCAAGTTTAGACCAATTATCAAAATATTCGTCTTTCTCGGTTATATCATATATAGAATACCTCACATTGTGTTTATCAAACCAGTTTTTCACGCTCACGCAAAAAGAGCAATCTGGTTTTGAATATAATTCAATCTTCATTAAAATCCTTATTTAATTTATTAAAGTGGAGTCACCATATATAATAGAGTTGTGTATTTCTTCCCAATAATATACTCTGTTCCCCACATATTCCATGTTATGTGAATGTGACATTAATATTGGGGTAAGACCAAGTTCCTCCCCGACATCCAAATTTTCTCCCTTGTCCTCTATCCAGTAGAAATTTTCTCCAGGATATTTTGTAGTAATAGCTTTCAGGGCATCACCTTTATTCGCACCCGTATCAAGTATAGTATAATCAGCGAACACCTTCCCAAAAAGATTCTCGAGATTCGAAATTCTTAATTTCTGTGAATATGGATCTAGACTCTGTGAGGTTACAGCATGAAACATATAACCCCTTTCATAGAGTTTTCGCACATATTTAACAGAATCACGCAGAGGATTAAGATATCCAATTCTAGCTGAATTGTTAAATTCTCGAGAAAGTGATCTACCATCTTTTGCTGTTATATTGAATTTTTCTCCAACTTTATATGCATTTGGATTTACGAGTTTGAGACTTGGGTATCGAGATTTTATAAAATCATAAAACCCCCATTCCCAATCAAGAAGAACCCCATCAACATCGACTAATATTAAATTTTCTTTTCTCATAATTTTTAATGTAATGTGTGTTCTTCAGCAATCATTATTCTATCTTCGAAATCGTTCATCATATATTTTGGTTTAGGAACAATAATTTCCTCACCAACTCGAGAATAATCTCTATCCTCTGACCACGAATCCACTAGAACATCAATAACATATGAATTTACTCGAACCTCTGTAATCACACCTATGACATAGAGCTCTTCTCTAGTTGCCATAGGTTCAAAATCATACGCTTTAATGACAGTTTCAATGGTCAATTCATTTACGTCCATAATGCATGCTCCTTTATCAATTTATATGTATATTATATCACACTTTCGATGGAACAGTCAACAATTATTTTCATTTATTTTTCGAGAGACAATCGTGCATACAATGACATTCTCTTGACAAACTTATCCACAGATATGACCTCTGAGCACAGTTTTTTGTTATTTGTTATTCTGGCTTCTTCCATTTTCGTTAACGGATCCTTCGGATCTTTAGATAAAAAAGTTTTTGAAATGATTCTATTTCTCAGGGATAATGGGTACGACATTAATTCATTGTTCTCAGAAAGATCAAATTCACATGCATTTCTTACAATGTCATGTCCTAGATTATCGGATGGTGGAGCGTATCTTCTCCCCAGAGGGAAAATGATTTCTCGTAGAATTCCTCTTAAAAATGGGGTAGGATAGTTATTTAAAATCTCTTCAAATGACGTTTGGATCTTAAACAAAGAATTTTGAAGATTCCATTCAACTATGGGGGATACAATTTTATTTCTATCTTCGCATTCAAATCGTTTTAAAACGGCAGACATGATATACATTTCAGAGAGTATATCTGCAAATCTACCAGATATTTTTTGTTTCCTTTTGAGAGATCCACCAAGAATCATGAGAGTTATATCGCTCAGAAGTGCAAAATTCCTTGATTCTTGACCAAGCCTGCCATAATACTTCTTGAGAAGTTTATTGCCCTGAATCCAAGTGATCGTCTCATCTTTCCCAGAGGTAGTTTTTGGAAGATTTACGAACACTCTATTTAGGAGGTTATTGCCAAATGCTTTAAAAATATTAGATAACGTATATTTAATATGACCGAATAATGCTGCTCTGAATTCTTTTTCATTTCCATTGGTTGCCGCCTCAATCTCACGACCCAGAAAAGGATGACATCTCAGAGCACCCTGAGAGAAAACAATCAGGGATCGTGTAAGAATATTAGCACCCTCTACCGTAATAGCAATGGGTTGACCTATATACATGTTGAGAAGAAAATTAGAAGGACCGTCACTTATAGCTTTCCCCCCTAAAATATCCATACCATCATTTATACCGGATCGCATTTTTTCTGTTGACTGATATTTTAGAAGTGCTGATATCACAGATGGTCTCTGACCAGAATCAATCCCAGCATATGTTAAGTCGCAAGCAGCTTCGAGAGCATAAGCATCAGAGAGAATGCGAATCATTGGTTCCTCAATACCCTCCATTTTACCAAGAGAAACTTTAAATTGTTTTCTAATACGAGTGTAAGCGGTAGTGACACGAGCAGTATGTTTTAAACCTGCCATTGACAGACTTGGTAGACTTATAGCACGACCTGCAGCAAGACATTGCATCAGCATCATCCACCCTTTACCAATACCATTATGTTCACCAATGATATGATCAATGGGAATGAATACATCTTCCCCATAATTCGGACCATTCATAAATGCTTGCCGAGCAGGGGAATGTCTTGAACCAATCTCAACACCCTTTGTATCTCTTGGTATTAAAGCTAGGGTAATACCTCTGTCATGAGTGGTATCCCATTTTCCTTTGTTTAGGGTTTGGTCATGAGATTTCCCATAACTTTTAAGAAGATTATGTGGATCACGAAGTCGAAATGCTAAACCGATAAGAGTAGCTACTGGGCCAAGAGTTATATATCTCTTATCCCAATTTAATCTGACCCCTAGAGTTTCTTGACCCTTCCACATTCCCATTTCAACTACACCATCATCGGGGAGAGAACCCGCATCAGAACCTGCGGTTGGACCAGTGAGAGCAAATGCTGGGATTTCCTTACCTACTGCTAAATCCGGAAGCCATTTCCTTTGTTGTTTCTCTGTGCCAAATTCATGAAGCAATTCTCCGGGGCCAAGTGAGTTGGGCACCATAGCTGTGATCGCCAATGATAATGATCTAGATGCCAAAATTGATATAACCTCAGATTGAGCATATGCGGAAAATTCAAGACCACCATATTTTTTCTTTATGTTCAACCCAAAGAATTTATTATCTTTGAGATAATCCCAAACCTCTTTTGGAAGATCCATTGCCTGATTAATTTCATAATCATTTGTCATTTCACAGAGCTCTTGAACTGGTCCATCAATAAACCTTTGTTCTTCATCACTAAGTTCCGGAATCTCGATATCTCTTAATATATTCCAGTTTGGGTTTCCAGAAAATAGTTCTGATTCCCACCAAACTGTACCTGCCTCGAGCGCTTCTCTTTCTGTAGAAGACATTTTTGGAAGTATTTTCCGAAATAATTTATGTAGTTTCATATTTCT